TCCATGAGAATCTGCACAAGGCTTTTCGTCACTTGACTACATGGCGTAAGTTGCATGACGAGAATCATTCGCTGGCAAATGCGGCTTGTGACTACGTGATTAACCTCAAGCTCAAAGACCTCGATCCGAGCGAGCGCACTATATCCATGCCACGTTGGGCGGATGGTGAGTTGAAGGGTAAGCCGATGGGGTTGGTTGACGAGAAGTATCGTGGACTCAATGCCAAGCAAGTGTTCGACCTACTCAAAGAGGAGCAGAAGGGTGGTGGATCTGGCGAAGGCGATGACGAGGGCGACGGCGCAGGGAAGGGTTCGGGCGGTACAGGTACGAGCCAAGGTCAAGGTCAGGGTGGGTTCGATGACCACGATTGGGATGGTGCGAAGGAGATGACCGAGGAGGAGAAGAAGGTTCTCGAGCGTGAGATAGATCAGGCTATTCGCCAAGGAGTAATGGCGCATCAGAAGATCGCGGGAACTGGTGGTGGTGATCTCGATCGGGACTTGCTTGAGTTGCTCGAGCCGAAGGTTGACTGGCGTGAAATGTTGCGTGAGTTCGTGAAGGCTACGTGTAGCGCAAAAGATACATCGTCATGGCGCAAGGTTAATCGTAGGTTCTTATCTACTGGTACGTACATGCCTAGCTTGGTCGGTGAGAAGGTTGGTCACATGGTTATCGCTGTGGATACGTCAGGGTCAGTAGGTCAGGAAGAGCTGTCTGGATTCCTAACAGAAGTTAAGGGCATCGCAGAAGAAGTTAAGCCGAGCCAAGTGGACTTGATCTATTGGGATAGCCGAGTAGCCGGACACGAAGAGTACACCGAGAACGATGTGTCCAACATCATCAACTCTACTAAACCTAGAGGTGGTGGAGGTACGTCACCCTCATGTGTATCTGAGTATCTGAAAGAGAAACGCATCGTGCCTGAGTGCGTAATCATGCTGACCGATGGGTACGTGGGTAACGACTGGGGTCGGGATTGGACTGCGCCTGTACTGTGGGCGATCGTAGGAGGAAACGATTGTGTTGCAGACAACGGCAAAACGATTCTTGTCAAGGATTAAATGGTGGTGGTTCATAACAAATGTTAGGAGGTATCAGATGGTAGTAGTCGATATAGGTTATCGCAAGCTCGTGATGACCAAAGAGAAAGCAATGATGTTGGTCGAGTGCCTTGAGGGTGCTGACGTATACGAAGAGAAGTGGTGGAGTGATGACGTGCGCAAAGAGAAAGGAATGGACAGTACTTACACCTACCACGTGTATCCGAATGAAGCCCACTTTGGGATGAGGATTGTTAGTGACACACATTATCAAATGGCTAGATTAGCCGGTAAACCACAGGAGAAATGAAATGAGTATTAGTGCATCAGCAGTATTAGTAGAGTTGAACATCAGCGTATGGCCTGCCGCAAAGATCGATCGTGAAATCACGAGCCAAGTCAATGCAAGCGCATCAGCACACAAAGATGCGTCACAGACCAAGAAGAATCTGTTTGCGGGTACAAGCCTACGAGCAGACATCGAGAAGTTCGCGGCCCGAGTACGTCTATACAACAACCAACACACCTTACCTTGGGCAGACAAGGGTGAGCGCATGTTGCCGACCAAGTTGTTCATGGACTACAAGCAGACCATGAATGGGTACGAGCGTACGTTCAACATGTTGTGCGATAACTTCTTTGATGAGTACGAGCGACTGGTTGAGGAAGCGAAGGTTAACTTGGGTTCTATGTACAAGGCAGAGGACTACCCCGACCTAACATCTGTTAGGACTAAGTTCAGCTTCAAGCGCAGTGTGAAACCTTTGCCCGAGGCTGGCGACTTTCGCTTGGACATTCCCGCGCATGACTTAGCGGAAATGAGATCGGCTTATGAAACACAATATTCGGAGAAGCTGGCCGAAGCAATGCGCACACCATGGGAACGCCTGCACGAAGTTCTCTTGGGTATGTCCAAGAAGTTGGAAGGTTCAGGCGATGAGAAGAAGCGGTATCACGACTCATTGATTACCAACCCATTGGAGTTGTGTGAGTTGTTGACGAAGCTGAACGTGACTAACGACCCTAAGTTGGAGGATGCACGTAGGCAAGTAGAACTAGCGATGCTCGGAGCTGACATTGAAGAGGTCAAGGATAGCCCGTTGGTTCGTGAGAATCTGAAGTCCAAGGTGGATGCTATTCTTGGTAAGTTCGAGTGGTAATAACATTTGTTAGGAGTAACTGAATATGAGTATGAATACATTGAGTTTGAGCAACATAGTTGTAAGTGAAGACTTGCAGAAGTCTTTGGATAAAGAAGGGTTGAAGTTGACTGGCGTGTTCGGCATGCTAGACCCTGTGATTAGCCGACTGGCTTCATTGAATCCACTGTGGACTTTCGTTATTGTTAACAGTGGTCATAGTATGGGTAATGATCGAGTGGCTTGCGGGTTCTCGGTCAAGCTAGATGGTGAAGAGCTAGGTCAGATTGGCTTGTCGTACATGGGTCAGCGCGGGCGTGTGATCTCTATCTCCAACGATCGTATTGGTAAGGGCAGACAACGCTCGGACTCGTACCGCACAGTGGATGCCGACAAAGCTATTCTCACAGCGAAGAAGATGTTCAGCAAGATGAACCCATCCGAGCGTATACAGAAGGCTAAGGATGCGGCAGAACGTGTAGTGTCTCGAGCGAGCTGGAACAAAGAGCGTGAGCGTACTCAACACCAAAGCCTTGTCAAGAATGAGATGTTGGCGTGGGTTGAGACCAAAGGACTTGCTACGTTCATGGAGTTTATAAAAGCAGAAGCGATACCCTCGCTCAAGCACAAAGTTACTACGTCTATGGAAAAGGTAGTGCTACTCGATACCGAGATGCAGACTATCGAGAAAGTGCAACAGGACTTTAGTGCTAATAAGACTGCGCTAGTAGTCAAAGACTTGGGTAAATACCTAGTCAAGATAGGTGACAACGTAGAGCTATACGATGATAATACGCTCCCTTTGGATATGCGTATGAAGATAGGCATGCTTAAACTTGTAGAGGACGAGCAGTATCTCACCAATGTAGGTTGCAAGGTATCGAGTGAGATATTTGTTTTGTTGGTCGATGAGCTAACAAATGTTAGCGAAGGAGTATGAGATGAAAGAAGAAATTAAATATAGTTCGAAAGCTATACCCCTGCGGGGGTGTAACGACCCCAAGTTCAAATGGATAGATGCGGCACACACCGACATACGTAGAACATTCCGTAAGGCACGCTTGCTTATCCGTATCACCAAGGGAGCAGCGTATGAAAGCCGTACTTGAGTTCACGTATCCACAAGACGAGACCAAGCTCAGGCATGCGTTGAAAGGTGAGGAGTATTACTTAGCGTTGATAGAGATCGATCGGGTGTTCAACATAGGCGGGCATCCCGAACAAATGTTAGACAGGATTGCAGATTTAGTTCAGAAAGGATTAGAAGAATGAGCATTAAAAGTTGGATTAGAAATTGGTTGAATAGCAATAGCACTACGGTGTTGAGAGGTGCGGATGTAGAAGCTTCGCCATCAGACCAAACAAGTATCTCAATCATGACCGCAATCAACGGCAAGGTGTTAACACTACGCACGTATCAGCCAAACAAGACAAGCAATAGCAGAAACATGCAATCGGATTGGGTTACTGAGTTATACCTAGTACCCGAGGGCGAGTCATTGACCGAAGCATTGACGATGCTATTGATGATGAGGGGTATTAAATGAATGGATTTGTAAATCGGCAACTTCAACTTGGAAGCAAGCAACCCGTACACAAGTATAAGCTATGCAACAGGTGCGAAGAGCTTAAGCCCCCCGAGGGGGGGATTGAGTTGTCCCCACAAAGATGGTCGTGTGCTAGATGTTGGGCTAACAGAGTAATCACAAGGAGTTTATTAAATGCCAAGACCTAAACCGCCTGAGAAACTATTAGGTAGACAGGTACGAATGTCAGACAGACATTGGTTAATACTAAACCAGCTAGGTGGTGCGCAATGGCTACGTGAGTTATTGGATAAGAAAGCACCAATGCCTAAAAAATATTACGAGGGATTATTAAATGACAACAGGAATTGAAGAGTTAAAGTTAGAAAAAAAACGCAAGGGGCGAGGGGTTGGTAAGAAACCCGCGCTGTCCTGCACGAGCCTGCGTCTACCAAAGGATGTGATGGATTATTTCAACACAAACTTTGCGTATACAAAGCAAGCCAAGATGAGAGAAGTTCTTACCGAGTACGTTAACAACCAAACTAAGGAAACATCATGATCGAATTAGCAACTGAAGCAGTAAATGAAGCAGTAAATGAAGCAGTAAATGAGAAGCCCGTAACCCAAGCTGAGAGAATCCGTCAGTTTGTAGCTGAGCATCCGTTCACTAAAGCTACTACCATAGCAAAGAAGATGGGCGTAGATCGTCAGTACGTGTACACAGTTATGTGGAACATGAAAAATAAAACTAAGCTGGCAAAGAAGGCGAAGGGTCTCGATAAGCCAATGACGTTGAAAGAAATTAAAGCCGCAACTAAGCGCGTACAGGATAAGTTCTTTCCTGAACCTAATTGGAAGACGATCGGTTTTTCTTCATCGGAGATTCCGTTTTATGCAGACTCAGTTACGGATACAACACCTAGCCGCATGGCAGAACTTGCGTATGAAGCGGGTATAGAAATGGCAAAGTTGCGCATAGAAGGCGACCAAGGCGACGCGGTGAATCACCCTGCTCATTACAAGGTAGGTGGAATAGAGACGATCGACTTCATTGAAGCTAAGAAGTTGAACTACAACATCGGCAACGTAATAAAATATCTGACACGTGCCGACCACAAGGGCAACCGCAAGCAAGACTTAGAGAAAGCCAAGTGGTACTTGGAACGTGAGTTAAGCACCATGTCCTAACATTTGTTAGGGAAACCACTAGCCACCTTCGGGTGGCTTTTTTACGTCTGTACTATTGACAAAGTAAAAAGTTATGATACTATCAAGACTTGAAAATAAATTGGAGTTAGTCATGAGGTATGAAGACGCAAGATTAGAAGACAACATATTACTTTGCCCCCAATGTGGCGGCAACAACTTACATCAACGTACAGTCACAGTCTTCAACCGCAATGAAGACGGCAAGCATACAGAGGTTACGTGTGTTCAAGCACACACTGACACATCGACTGTAATAGTTACTGACGAGACCACAAGCAACCCAAGCCCTAGGCGTCACGGCATGCTGATTGATTTTGAGTGTGAGATATGTTACGAGGTTCAAGAGGGCGAACCCGTACACGACAGATTAGTCCTAGCTGTGTATCAGCACAAAGGATTAACGCTGATCGAGTGGGTGAAGTAATGGCAACCACACCTGAAGCCAAGGTCAAGGCAAAGATCAAGGCAATCCTCAAATCATATAGAGCCTACTACGTTATGCCTATCGGTACTGGCTACGGCAACAGTGGCGTCCCCGACTTTTTAGTTTGCCTCAACGGAGAGTTCTTGGCGATTGAAGCCAAGGCGGGCAGGGGCGTGCCGACTGCGTTACAAGAAAAGAACATGCGTGAGATCAAAGAAGCAGGGGGCAGGGCTTTGGTCATCAACGAAGAGAGCCTTGAGTTAAACATACTTGAAGCCGTACTGGACAACATGCTATGACAGCCATTAGTCGTGCCGACCTACTCAAAGAATTGTTGCCCGGGTTGAATAAGTTATTCGGAGTAGCGTATGCAGAACGTAACCGCATCGAGTACCGCATGAAGTCAAACTATGGCAAATACAGTATCTACAAGTGGAACTACGTTGACGACAAGCGAACAAGCACAACCCTAGCCAAAGGCTTAGACAAAGAGACTGCCACAGGCATGATGAAACTATTAAAGGAACCAACATGAAACTGATTGAAAAGTTTATGCTCAAGCGTTGCTCTACCGAAGTACAGGTAATGCTCACACGCATGAAGGAACGACCCGAGGATTTCGACTACGGCTCAGCTTGGAAGAAGCTCGTTGAGATTGCCGACGATACACGTAGCCCGTACACAAAGATTGAGCGCAAGCTAATACTCAAGTACTGGAAAGAATGTCAGTTGCAGCGGGATCGTAAAAAGTTACTCGCTCAGATCATGCAACAGACAATCAACCCAACTACTCGAGAAGATATAGAGGATGGGTTAATTAGCAAGCGGTACGCTCAAGCACTAGCCGCATCAATGCAAGCCACAAAGCAAACATTACAAAGCAACATAACCACAGGACACACCGATTCACGTGGAATGTACACGACCCACGTTTACCCCACACAAGGCAGAGTAGTATGAACATATTAACGATTGACTTCGAGACATATTATTCTCGGGAGTTCTCGCTAACAAAAGTTACCACAGAGGAATACATTCGTAGCCCGCAGTTTGAAGCTATTGGCGTAGCCGTACAGGTAGACGATGGTGAGCCCGAGTGGTTCAGCGGTGATGGTGAAGCCATGCACCAGTTCCTCAAGAAGTTTGATTGGGCGAACTCTTTGGCGTTAGCGCACAACGCCCCGTTCGATGGAGCGATTTTGAAGTGGGTCTACGGACTCAGCCCCAAAGGTTGGCTTGATACTTTATCTATGGGTAGAGCCTTGCATGGTACGCAAGTAGGCGGAAGCTTAAAGGTGCTGGCAAGTTATTACAACATTGGCGAGAAGGGTACAGAAGTTGGTGACGCATTAGGTTTACGTCGTGCCGACTTCAGCCCCGAGCAGTTAGCAAGCTATGGTGAGTATTGCAAGAATGACGTAACCCTCACGTGGAATTTGTTTGGGCAGATGAGCAAAGGCTTTCCCGCAGTTGAGTTGCGCCTGATTGATTTGACTGTACGCATGTTCACCGAGCCAGTCTTGCAGTTAGATGCAAACAAACTTAGGATTCATTTGGATACAGAGCGAACCCGCAAGGAAGAGCTACTCGAAAACTTTGCAAGAGAAGACTTGATGAGCAACCCAAAGTTTGCGGCTACGTTGGTTGCGTTTGGTGTTGAGCCCCCAATGAAAGTCAGCCCCGCAACAGGTAAGCAGACTTATGCGTTCTCTAAAACAGACGAAGAGTTCAAGGCTTTACTCGAGCATGAGAACCCCGCAGTTCAATCTTTAGTGGCAGCGAGATTTGGTACTAAGTCTACGATAGAAGAAACAAGGACTGAGAGGTTTCTTGGTATTGCCAATCGTGGTGCTTTACCTATACCACTACGCTACTATGCCGCGCATACAGGGCGGTGGGGTGGTGATGACAAGTTGAACTTGCAGAACCTACCAAGGAACTCAATGCTCAAGGAGGCGATCATTGCCCCGAACGGCTACATGATGATTGATTCAGACTCATCACAAATTGAAGCCCGTACGCTCGCATGGCTTGCGGAACAGGACGACTTAGTTGACGCATTTGATCGGGGCGAAGATGTATACAAAATCATGGCATCTGCTATCTATGGCAAAGACGTCACGGAGATTACGAAGGACGAGAGATTCGTTGGTAAGACCACTATCCTTGGTTGTGGGTACGGTATGGGTGCGAAGAAGTTCCAAGCTCAACTCAAAAACTTTAATGTGGCGATTGACTTGGATGAAGCAACACGGATTATCGACACGTACCGCGCAACGTATCCGAAGATTACTGAGCTATGGAAGTCTGCGGCGTCAGCCCTCAAAGCTGTATTACAGAACCAACAGACTACGTTAGGCCGAGGCGGTGTCTTAAAGATAGATGGTAGCAGTGGCGTGCTACTACCAAATGGTTTGTACCTACGCTATCCCAACCTACGCATACTTCAGAACGACGAAGGTAAGTCTGAGCTGGTGTACGACACCAAGAAGGGCAAAGCAATTATCCCAACACGCATTTATGGTGGCAAGGTAATTGAGAATGTATGTCAAGCCTTAGCTCGCATCGTGATCGGTGAGCAGATGCTCTTGGTTGCAAAGAAGTACCGAGTCGTGATGACCGTACATGATGCCATCGCTTGTATTGTTCCGTACGAACAAGTTAAAACCGCTTTGGAGTACGTTGAGATGTGCATGCGCACCCGCCCGGATTGGGGCATGGAGTTACCACTAAACTGCGAAGCAGGATATGGGACAGATTATGGAGCATGCTAAAAAAGAGCCAAAAGTGCGGCTTGGTCAAGTTATTTCGTTTGCTATGTTGGCGGGATTACTTCCACACGACCAAGAAAATAAGTCGATTGATGAAATGGAAGTTCGCGGCGACTTTACCAGTCTGATGCAGTTTGCGGAACTAATATATCAAGACATAAAGGCTGACGAAGACTTTGAAGAGTTGTTAAAGAAAGGACTAGACGACCTATGACAGATGAAGAAAGAGAAATGGATTTGAACATTGCCGATTTGGAAGTTGAGAATCGGCTGATGAGAGCGCGTATAGATAGGTTGGAACGTGTTGAGTCTGCGGCTAAGGCCGTGGTGAATTCGTTTAGCAACAGCATTGATTACAACAGTTGGGATAAAGCACTTGATAGATTAGAAACCATATTAAAGGAAAAACCATGAAAGATAGCACCGAAATCCAAGCGTTCCCCGATGAAAGAAACTTTGGTATCAGCATACGCGATTATTTTGCGGCAAGAGCTTTGCAAAGTTTTCTAGCTGGGGATTACGATTTGTATCCACATGAAGCGGCACAAAAAGCGTACGCAATTGCGGACGAAATGATAAAAGCGAGAGAGGAATGACTTGGCCTTTCCCACCATTTCCAAACCCCAAGGACACGGGCAACCGAGTCCCTAAGTTCAACCCTGACAACCATGAGGACGCACCGCGATGAACAGAAAAGAGATTCTTGAAATTGCAAACGAAACCGGCATACAAGCAGAGCGTCAATACAACATCATAGATTTTGCTTCGCGTATAGCTGAAGCCGAACGCAAGGTGATGCAAGCCAAGATTGAAACCATATACGCCATGTACGAACTAGCAGTCAAGCAACGAGATTATCTGATGGATGAACAACGGGCGCAGGTTGCGGCTATGCGGGGAAGGATGCAATGAAACAAGAAGACATTATTCGCATGGCAAGAGAGGCGGGACTGCACTACTCCGGTAGGTGCACCCTTACAGGTATGGAAAGCCATATTGAACGCTTTGCCGCCCTTGTCGCCTCTGCCGAGCGTGAGGCGTGTGCAAAGGATTTAGATGATGCATCAGAAGCGGCAAAAGATGTTGACCCACAAGGGTTTGTCTGGAGAGCCGTTAAAGATTGTGCTGATGCCATCCGAGCAAGGGGACAAGCATGACTGACCTATTAGTTGACATGACCATTGAGATCTTGTTTGTTGTTGTACTGTCATTTCTGTTTGGTTTTATTTCAGCTTGGGTAAAGGATAAAAATAATGGATGACTGTCCAAACTGTGAGTACCATAGGAAACGAGCACAACTATGGCGCGAGGAAGCTTACAAGCTATCAGGGCATCCGTTGCCTGATTATTTACCCACTGTACGTAACGACGTACTAGAAGAGGTAGCTAAGGAGTTTGAAAAGATGAAGCCATTTGGCGACACCGCCGCATCGTTTGCTGTATTTGTACGGAGCATGAAGCGATGATTAAATACGACGGCTACGACGAAGCGATCATTGGGCCCGCAAGCATTTGGCGTGACAGTACGCAAGTATCTGTATTAGTATATGACGCGGAGAAAATACGGGAAGTCCTTATGCGAGACGGCATGGATGCCGAGGAAGCACGGGAGTTCATTGAGTTCAACATTGAAGGCGGCTACTTAGGAATTGAAACCCCTGTGCTAGTTTGGCCTAACGATATATGGGATGAAGAATGAGTATTGTTTGGTCATTCAGTAGCCTGAAAACATTTCAGCAGTGCCCTAAGAAGTACTACCACACCAAGATAGCCAAGGATATTGTTGAACCCGATACACAGGCAACACTGTATGGAAAGACAGCGCATACTGTAGCCGAGGAATATATTAGGGACGGAACCCCGATCCCTGAACAGTTTGCGTATATGCAAGCTACCTTAGATGTTTTAAAAAGTATCCCGGGGGATAAGTTATGCGAAGTAAAACTTGGGTTGACGAAGAACTTAGAGTCGTGCGACTTCGATGCTCCGGATGTATGGTGGCATGGGGTAGCGGATTTGGTGATTATCAATCGGACGACAGGGACAGCACACTCCATAGACTACAAGACAAGCAAGAGTGCGAGATATGCGGACGTGAAGCAACTCGATCTTGTCGCTTGTGGATTATTCGCCAAGTTTCCGGAGATCAAAAGGGTGAAGTCGGCTCTATTGTTTGTAGTCAGCAAGGAATTCGTGAGGGCGATTCACCACTCGGAGATGATGCCAAAGTACATAGAACCCGCCGCCCGAGACGTAGCAAGAATTGAGGCGGCATTAGACAACGGGGTATGGAACCCCATCCAAGGCCCACTGTGCAAGTTCTGCTCAGTGCGGGAATGTGAATACAACAGGAACTAAAGTATGGCTAACGAGTTCGAAGATAAAGTTGCAGAGGTGAAAGCCAACTACCCCGACCTGACCCAGTTTGGTTTTGGTGGGGAAGGTGAGATTCGCATGGAAGCCGTAAACCTCTGCGCCGAGTGGTTGCTTGAGCATGATGGGCTTGACCGACGCAAGACTATAAACATGGGTTTCAGCAGTTACGCACTAAAGCATGCTGTGGAACGTGACAAGGATACGTATATAGCTAACGGCGAGTTCATTTGCGCGGCTCTAGCACTTGGTTACAAGATGCGGAGACCAAAACACAAAACCGCTAACGCGTTCTTTAACACTAAAAACTTTTTAAGGAACTAATATGACACAAATGCCCAATGACGAAATAGACACAGCCCTGATTCTTGAAAATGAACTTAAACGCAGGGTGCGAGAGGTTGCAATTAAGATTGTGAACGAAGAAGTAGCTAGGCAAATGGGGGTGATTTTTGCCGAGCAGAAAGCTAAAATGATGATGGAGATCAGTATTAGCATCGGGCAGATGTTAAACCTGATACAGAAAGAAGACCGCAAGCCTTTATGGGAAGCTAGCCCCGAAGACTTTGGCTTAACCCGCGAAGAGCTTAACCGCTCACACATAGAAAAGGATACTGACCATGCCCTACGTAAACAAACCCCGACCATATAAAAAAGAATATCAGCAGCAGATTGCTCGTGGTGAAAGCCCAGATCGTTTAGAGCGTCAGCGTGCTAGAGAAGGTATAGATAAAAAGAATGCAGACAAAAACAAAGATGGACGTGCTGACGTCCGCGAAGGAAAAGATGTTGCTCACATCAAAGCACTATCTAAGGGTGGCACAAACGGGAACGGAGTCAAACTTCAAACCCCATCAGCCAATCGCTCGTTCAAACGTGGCTCAAACCACAAAGTCGTATCAGAAATAAGCACCAAGGAACGTAAGAAAAAATGAACCTATCAGAATATACGTGGCCTCGTCCCCCGGGGTTCACGCCGTTCGAACATCAGAAGACAACAGCAGAGTTCCTTACAACAAACCGCAAGGCGTTCTGCTTTAACGAGCAAGGTACAGGTAAGACAGCATCAGTAATTTGGGCAGTCGACTACCTCATGACCCTTGGATTAGTGAAGCGTGTATTAGTGATCTGCCCTCTGTCGATCATGAAGTCGGCTTGGCAGAATGATTTGTTTAAGTTTGCAATACACCGTACCGTATCAGTCGCTTATGGAGCCGCACGTAAGCGCAAAGAGATTGTGAGTCTTGGTGCCGAGTTCGTTGTCATTAACTTTGATGGTGTTGGCATCGTTAAAAAAGAAATTATGGCGGGTGGGTTTGATCTCATCGTAGTAGATGAAGCGTCAGCCTATAAGAATGCGCAGACCGAGCGTTGGAAAGACCTGCGTGACCTAACAAAAGTTATCAAAGGTCTGTGGATGCTGACTGGTACGCCTGCCGCGCAATCGCCTGTGGATGCTTACGGATTGGCAAAGCTTGTGAACCCCAAGGGCGTGTCGCCTTTCTTTGGTCAGTTCCGAGACACAGTGATGATGAAGCTCACTATGTACAAGTGGATACCTAAGCCGACGTCACAACTCATTGTGCATAAAGCACTGCAACCCGCCATTCGGTTTGAGAAAGCCGACTGCCTTGATTTGCCGCCCGTTACATTTGTTGAGCGAGATGCACCATTAACACCGCAGCAGTTAAAGTTCTACAACATACTGAAGAAGCAGATGCTGATTGAGGCCGCTGGTGAAGAGGTATCAGCAGTTAATGCTGCCGTACAAATTAACAAACTCTTGCAAATAGCTGGAGGTGCGGTGTATACGGATACGCACGAAGTAGTTGAGTTTGATGTGAGTAGTCGGCTCAACGTGGTGCAAGAGGTTATTGAAGAGTCAAGCCACAAGGTGCTTGTGTTCGTTCCGTTTACGCATACGATTGAATTACTCGAGAAGCATTTAGTAAAGCACAACATTACATGCGAAGTAATTAACGGCTCGGTCTCTGTAAACAAACGCTCCGATATTGTCAAGCAGTTTCAAGAGCAACCAGAACCAAAAGTATTAATCATTCAACCGAAGGCGGCATCACACGGGTTAACACTAACCGCCGCTAACACAATCATTTGGTATGCTCCATGCACAAGTGTTGAAACGTACTTGCAAGCCAACGCACGTATCGACCGCCCCGGGCAAGTCAACAACATGACTGTGGTACACATCAAGGGTAGCCCTATTGAGGCCAAGATGTACACGATGCTTCAGGGCAACATAAACAACCACCAAAAAGTAATTGATCTGTACAAGCAAGAAATTTCTTCGGAAACTCTTGACAATGTAAAAAGTTAGAGTACACTTGTATTTG